AATCCGCTGTGGAAATTTGGCGAGGTTCGCGGCGGAACAAATCCGATTCTCTGCGACGGCCTGTACTGGACCTTCTTCCACAGTTCGCTGCCGTGGATCAATGGCAAGCGTCGCTACTACATGGGTGCGTACGCTTTCGAAGCCAAGGCTCCGTTCCGAATCGTTCGCATGACGACGCTGCCGCTTCTCACAGGCACGAATCAGCAGGACTGGTGGCCTGGATTGCCTGCGGTCGTGTTCCCGTGTGGTGCTTTCTTCGACAGCGCGAAGAATCACTTCGTCATCTCGTACGGCATCAACGATGTGGATTGCGGCTACATGAAGCTGCCGCTGGCCGACCTGCTTGAGGTGACGAAGGTGATTCGACCGAAGCGCGATGTGGTCAACAAGGAGAACCCGCCGACCCTGGTGGATGTTCTCGATCCGATTCCCGAGCGGCACAAACTGAAACGAAACAAGAAGTCTAAATACAATGAACTGGCTAAGAGGCTTGACGAAAAACCCGAGCAAACAGACGAAGCAGGATCTGCTGAATCTGCCTGAAGTAAACCTGAGCAATTGGCAGAACGATGGCCAACAGGCTGAGCTTGCTGCGATTATGAGGAATCCGATCCTTCGGATGGCGATTCGAATCGTGTCGGAGTCGATTCCGGTGCCGATGCCTAGTCATGGCAGCAAGGAATCGGACATTATTTTCGCTGCCGGTGTAACCGCTGGCTACGCGCATTGTCTTGAAAACCTTCGTAAATTGGCCGTAATTGAAACAGCGAAAGAACCTGAAGCGACTTTTGAGAAATCGTACTAAATCTTAAAAATATGGAAGAACCCCTGAATTCACCTCTCGTCAACAGCCAGACTCCCGACTTCGGCAGCTCGTTCATCGACGCCTTCAAGGCGAGCGGAATCGACGATGCTGCGTCGGCCAATGAAGCCGCAAATTCTGCGTCTCAGGTTACCGAGCAGCCGAAAAAGCAGCAGAAGACCGACGATACATCTCCAAAGCTCAGTAAAGCTGAGAAGGACATCGAGCGGATGTTCGGAAGTAAGAAACCGGCTGCTGAAACCACGGCTCCGACGGCTACGGACGACGCGGACATCCCCGAGACGATCAAGTCTACAAAAGCCGCCGATGCTTTCCGCAAGATCAAGGAGGAGAAGGCGCAATTGGCCAAGCAATTGGAGGAGCTGAAGGCTGGCAAGTCCACCAATCCTGACTTCGAATCTCAGCTCAAGACGTTGCAGGAAGAACGCGATGCGCTTTCCGAGCGCGTTCGCCTTCTGGACATCGAGCGTCATCCCGACTTCATCAAGAAGTATGAGGGTAAGATCAATGGCGTGTTCGACTCTGTGAAGAGTCTTGTCGGAACCGATGGAGAACGCCTTGTTTCGCTGCTTAAATCGCCCGATAGCGACTATCGCAACTCGCAGATCGACGACATCGTTGAGGGTCTTTCACCGTCCAAGAAAGCCAAGCTTGGCGCTCTCATCGTCAAGTACGACGAAATCAATGGCGAACGCGCGTCCGAATTGTCCGAGGCGAAGGCTGATTACGATGCGGTCATCTCCAAGTACCAACAGGACAACGAGGAGGGTACGAAGGCTGCACTGGAGTCGGCCACGAAGACTTGGCAGAAGGTTTCAAGCGATGCTCGCTCGCTCGAAATTTTTGAGCCGCGCGAGAATGACGAGGAATGGAACAGCGAACTCAACCAGCGCCTGAGTCTTGCTCAGCAAATCTTCAACGGCGAGAACAGTGAAGAGGATCTGGCGAAGGCTGCTCTGTGGGCCGCTGCTGCACCGAAGTACCGAGAGCTGCTCTACGCTCAGGTCGAGGTGAACAAGCGTCTCCAAGCTGAGCTTTCGAAGTATCGCGGAAGCGAACCTGGAGTCAGCTCGCGCGCGACGACCGGCGGTTCCAGGCCTGCCAGCACGAACGCCGCGAAGAGCGAGGACTTCGTTGCCAGCGTGATGAAATCGTTAGGACGCTGATCCTACCCTCCAAAACAATTATCCCCCGATGGTTTTCATTACCACCGGGGGATTTTCGTTTAAATCACTTACGATACGGTCCGCTACCACTCGGAACCGGCTGCGGCTTCGGTTTAACCGGCGGCTTGGGCGGCGGGGACTGCTTGTAAGGTCCGCTACCGGATGATCGGACAGCGGGAGAACCTTTGTATGGTGCGTTGTAGCTCATTCCTTTGGAAGCGCATACCAGCCTTCATGGATGGTAATGCGGTTGTTACTACGCACCGTTTTTCCGCTGGCGTCAACGACCCAAACCTTAGCTTTAACGTCCTCAGCGAGGCGCACAGGCTCACCGTGGGGGACGTAAATCACCCGGCTCGCGCAGCTCACGCTCATGCTCGCGCACACGATCAAGAAGACCGCGCTTAAGATCGGGTTGCTTCTTGGCATCTTCGCTTGTCGTGTCCTGCTTCGTCAGAGAATGAAGCCAGATGACCAGCTTCATCACGAAGTCGGCCAGGAAGTTCATTCCGTCTGTTTGTCGGGTGCGGCAGCGGCTGATTGCTTGTTCTTCCAGATCGACCAGACAGCGCCGAGCAGAGTGACAGTCGCACCGGCAATCTCGGCAACCTGATCAGCACTGGCCAACCCCTTGGCGACTAGGAAACCGCCGAGCGCGCTAAGACCGTGGCGGAGAAGAGAGGAAATGTTCGGGTTCATTTATTTCTATTTTTGAATTTCTGGTACAGGTCAACCAGCTTGACGACGCATGTCAGAAACGCGGCAAAAGCGCCGAGCGCGAGTGATGCCGTCTTGAGATTCGGATCGGAGAACATGGCGTTCCCCATGATGCCGATTACCGGACCACCGACGCCGATTGAGATATCTCGAATGAAAGCGTGGTGGTCCGTCATCGTAGTGGTTAGTTAGCGTCCGCCTGTGACTGCTTGGCAGCTTCCAAAATCAGATCGGCCAGAGGAACGCCGACTTTCGCATTCTGGAAGCCGCCAGCCTTGATGGCGATATCGATGAGTTGCAGGAGGTTGTTAGCTTGTTCGGTGGTGAGTTCGATTTTAATCATGCCGCCGGAGCATCGGAGACGCTCGAATCATTGGCAACCAAAACCGGCTCAACCTGAGGCAGCATCGGAGGCACGATCATCACAGGAGGCGATGAAGGCTGCGCCGCCCACGGCAGCGGCGGAGCGATGATCGGAGGGTTGATCTGGTCGGCAATCTGCGCGGAGACGTTCGCTTCGATGGCGGTCTTGTCCACGCCGTTCTCGTAGCACCAGCCGAGAACCTGCTGCTCGGTCAGATCAGGATACGGCGTGAACGAACCACTCGGCGGAGCGAAGCTGGTCGATCCGTAGCAGGTGCCGCTGTACTGATCCTGCGAGCCGTTGCAACGCCAGTCGGCGGTAATCACAACGTCCGTGAGACTGCCTTCGGTCGGCTTAACGAGAAGGCGTTCGATGATCCAAGAGAGGGTAATCATGGGATATTAGGCGAGTTTGGCTTCCAGAGCTTCGATGCGGGCCATGGCTTCCTGCAACGCTTTGATCGAAGCGTGATACAGATCGGTGGTGTAGATGGTCTTGAGCGGAACTCCGTCGGCAGGAGTTTCACCGAATCCATCAGCGTCCACCAGTTCAGGAGCGACAGACTCAACCTGCTGGGCAATCAAACCAATGTTGTCGTCGCTGTGGGTCTGATCCTTGTACTTGAACGTCACCAACTCCAGCGACTTAATCTTGTTCCAGTATGAAGCAAGAGGCTTGATGTCGGTCTTTGCGCGAGCATCAGACAGAGATACGTTGTTCGCCGAATAATTTGCAATTCCGCCGTTTGAACGAATGCTTGCGCGAATGTTTGTAGATCCATAGCAAATCAGGAACTCGTTTCCAGTTCCATTAACATCCGTATCCTGCTGTATTCGCAGTCCGTACGGAGTTGCGTTGGAGTTCCAAACAACAGAAGCCCAATCAGCCGAAGTTGATTTGAATGTTGCTCTTGAATATGTGACGCCAGTCGGCTGAGTAGTCGTCCCCACCAACAGATCGCCACCCGCCGTGAGCGTCATCGCTTGGGTGAAGGTGATGGCGTTGCCAGCGGTGCCAGCGGGGGCTATGAACCATTGATGCGCTCCAGCGGTCTGCCCGTAAGCAAGCGCCGCGTTTGAAACGATGTACCTGTTCGTGCCGCCGCTGTCGGTGTAGTAATTGTTCCCGAAAAAAGCGGAGTTCGTTCCGTTGCCATACAGAACACCATTCGCAGCGAACTGAATAGCCTTCAGTCCACTCTGCCACGCACTCGGCGTAACCCCCACGCCGACGTTGCCGGAGGAGTCGATGCGCATCCGCTCCGTGTAAGCCGCACCAGTCCACTGGCTGAACGTCAGATAGGTGTTGTCGGAACCGCCACCGGCAAGAATGCGCTGCTGATTGCCAAAGCCCATCAGCAACGAGAATGTGTCTCGGATGATTACCGTTCCATTGACATCCAGCTTAGCGGTCGGAGAAGTCCCCACGCCCAGCCCCGTGGAGTTCAGGCGCATCCATTCCGTTCCAACATTCTGCCAGACATGATCGGAACCGCTGACGGTGCGATAAAACAACGAGGTTCCAGATCCGAATATGTAACCCTGAGTGACACCGCCTGATGTAGCGATTTCAAAATCGCTATTTCCACGAATCACGCCATTGACATCCAATGTACGCGCAGGAGCAGCGGTCAGCACACCCACCCGATTGTTCGCCGAATCCACCTTCAGGACGTTCGTATCCACCGTCAGATCGCCGGTGATGGTGGCGGTACCCGGAACGACGATGTTATTGCCGCTCGGCCCAACAGCCGTGTACAGCTCGCTGAAGTTGCTGTTCGTGTACTGGAAAGCCGTACGCAGCGGCGTTCCCGTCCCGTCATTGGGGGACGTTCCGACATTGATGGTTTGCTGTGCCATATCGAATTAAATGGTTTGGTTTCGGGTTACAGAAATTCGGTCATGTCCGCCGTGATGATCGTGCTATCAGCCGTTATCACCGTGTTATCCGCCGTGATATCCGCATTTCCGCCAAGAGTCGCAGCCTCCCAGAGTAGGCCAATCTCCAGCAGATTGCGCTCGCGCGGACTCTTGCACGAAGCGCCGTAAGCCTCAGAAATCAGGCTGTAGGCTTGTTCGCAGGAGATGGTAGCCATATCAGATGATGATGAACCAAGCGGTTCCGTTGCTCATTACCGTCACACCAGCCCACTGAGAACTCAGCGTGTACGTCGTCGCACCGTCAATCGTCTCCGACGCATAACCGTCAACAACCACGTTGTTCGCCCCGGCATTGATCCGCTTGAACACATAGATCCGACCCGGAACAAGCGCAGCCGGAGGAAGCGTAACCGTCACAGCGCCAGCCGTTGAATCACAGAGCAGGAGATAATCTCCACTCTGAACATTCCCCGTCGTCTCAACGCTCCGATACGTTCCGCGCGTCGCGCCGCCTCCCTGGAGATACGTCGCAATGCGATTCTCCAGAGCGAGCTTGGCCAGCTCAATCTCCCACGGAGAACGACATCCCAGCGATGCCGCCTCATTGATCAGCGTCTCAGCCTCATCGCATGTGATAATCGCCATATCGTTTTCCCCTAATTATCAGGCCATCGGACCAGCGCCGCGTCGCATCACCTCGGCGATGAATCCGCCGCCGCCGGGAGCAGACTCCTCCATCTCCTCACTCTCCTCGTACTCTTCCTCACCACCCTCGCGGTCGGCCATCTTCTTGCCCTTGGACTTTTTCTCGTAGCCGGGGATGGCCATGCCATCAATCTCGATGACTTCAGCCTTTCCGCCCTTGCCAAGAACGATGGTTGCCATCGTCTGGAAAGCCTCGCCTTCCTTCAGGTTCTCGGGAATTTCAACGCCTTTGGGGATGGTAAAAACCGGCATGAAGGGAGCATCACGCCATGGGCATTAGTGTCAAGGCTAATGCGCTACGCGAAAAACCCCCCACCAGCCTTTCGAGCCGATGAGGGGTTGCCTCGTGTAGAGGCATCGTAAACAACCAACCTACGAGTCAATCCGGTCGATAGGCTGAGACGAGAATGCGTCGATGGCAAGGGGCATTTTATCGCTCTTGAGCAAATTCTCCAGCGCCTCAAGCGGTTGCAGATTCGTCCAATGACTCAATCCCATAACCTCCTCGGGCGTCGTTCCGCTGGCCAATGGAATGCGATGATCGACATGCCAATGACTGCCGTAATTCTCCCAGGTCATCCCCGGCTTGAACTGCTTCTCCAGATGAGAGCGCAGGAAATCAGGTGTACACCCGACAATCTCGAACGTGGCCGACCGTCGCGTTTTCTTGCTGCCGAGATAGGCACGGACTGAGCCGCGAATGGCGTCTTTGAGGCGCATGAGCGGGTCGTTTCTGCGGCGTTCGCGCAGCTTGTCGTTCAGTTTCTGACGGTTAGCCTGCGCGTACTTCCTGTTCCACCTACGCGCCCGTTCGCGGTTGGCGGCGCGGTATTCGTTCTGCTTTTTCTTCAGGTGTTCAGCGTTTTTTTTCTGATACTCGCTGTGCTTCTTTGACACCTCCTCCTTGTTTTCTCGGTAATACCTAAGTGACTTTTCTTTGTAATACTCTCGATTTAGTTGATATTTCTCGGCCTGCTTCACTCGGATCGTCTCCGCGTTCTCAGCGTTGTACTTGGCCAGCTTCTCCTTCTCGTTGGCCACCTTCTCCGCGAATCGTTCAGGCGTCAGCCACTGATATCGCTTGTTTCCATCCTTGTCCTTCCAGGTGTAACCCCAGCAGATACGTCCATCCTCGCGTACGTCGCCACGTTTTGGTTCGTTTACCATGACTCGCAAAAGTTAGCATGAGCATGGAATCTGGCAAATAAAAAATCCGCAAGCCTTTCGACCTGCGGATTCTCGCGTATTTACGAGGTTTTTACGAGCAGATGATGGTCGTCAACGCGCCAGTGCATCGGCGGAAGATGATCGTCATACCCTGATTCGTGAAAACGGGTTCAGACGCGTGAATGAACTCAGCATAATGCTGACCCTTCTTCTCCAGAGGATCGGCGCAATCCACATCGAGCTTGTAGGCACCAGTCACCCACTGCCACTCGCCCATGTAGTTGGTCGGCATCCAGCTCAAGTCGCCAACCCGGTTCACGGGGCGGACGATGTGAGACTTGAAGACGTACGGGGTGACGATGAACGCAGCCTCGTACGGAGCGGTCGTCCAGCTCGGGTTGACGCTGAACACTGTACCCTTGGTGCCGCTGGAGCTGGTGAACGGCTGAACCAGCGTGTACTTGCCACCAGCGTAGGTGAAGCGGGGCGGGAACAGATTCGGCACATGCCGGAAGTTCTTGATGACCCGATTCGCGCCAATGCGCTTGAGCAACTCCGCACCAGCGCCGCTGCCCTGATCGGCATAGCGCAAGTCGTCACGGAACGCGGGGTTGTTCTGAGCGATGCGCTGCGAAGCCTCCAAACCGATGTACAGCGGGAAGATCGGACCGTCGCTGCTGTAGCTGATGAAACCGGAGCTATCAGGATTGGTAGCACCATTGCGGATCAGCGTGGCGGCGGCGACATCCAGCATCTCCTGCGTCAGCTCGGAGGTGGACTGATTCAGAGCCTGACCGGCGGAACCGGCCTGAATCCAGGGGAACTCATTCACGCCAGACGGAATCGTCTCGGTCTGGGTGAAGCTCGAATCGGCAATCGCCTTGATGGCGAACTTGGCGAAGGTGTTTTGATAGCGAGTCTCCCAAGTGCGCTGAGCGCGGATCGAGAGCTTCTCCAAGTACACCCGCAGGAACGCCTCGACGCGATGATCGAAGGTCAGATCATCCTTACACAGGAGCGGACCTTTGAGCGCGAAACGCTCAGGACTCCAGGTAACGGCATTGTAGCCGACCGGAACATCGTTGTAGGTGACATCGCAAGCGCCACCGTTATCACCAGGATTACCGCTGGCGAGCGTGATGGCCGACCACTCCTCAGCCGCAGTCGGCTCGATGGAGGTGGTGGTGAACGAGGTCTGGGTCAGACCCGTACCTTGGGGATACTCGCCGCGCTCAATCATGTTGAGCCACATCGAGCGGTACGAGGCGCGCTTGTAAACGTCCTGAGCGAGCGACTCGGTAGCCACCGCAAAGGCGTTGAAGACATTGGGACAAGACATGAGATTATGAAATTAAACCGACGTTATCTGAGTTATGGCTGGCCATCCATCCACCACACGGTGGCTGATTATCCAACCTGCTTCTGCATGCGGAGTGTCATTGCCGCTTAGACGTTTGCCACGGATGACCAATCCGTGGCCCTGCTTAAGGTCGTTACGCGGGATGGAGCGATAGAAACGCTTATCGCGTCAATTAAAATGTGGCGTCCATAGGGTTGGCCACGAGTTCGCTTTGGATGGCGACGTATGAGCGGTAACCCTTGATCGTCTCGATTCGATGCGGGGCGATGATTATCTCCCGCGCTATCATTCCGCGATAGGTGTACGGACCTGGGAAAGTGCCGGTCATCAGAGCGTAAAAGTCGATTGCGTTGGTTTTCACACTGTCCTTCCGAGTGTCCACAAGCAGCTTTCCGCCATCGTACTTGGTCGTCTTCACATCGATGCGATATCCCGGCGGCGGCGGGATTGTCGCGTCGTAGAACGGATGCGGCGGCGGTCTGTCAGTATCAAGGTCGGGATACACATTGAACAGACGACAGAAAGCAATCTCCCCAGCTATCCCCTCCAAATCCACGGTCAGCGGCGACTGCGCGCTGATCTTCAGATTCACCACATTGAAATGGCGATTGTTTCCGTTGCGATGCTTGGCGACGAAGTGGGCCAGCTTCTGCTCGCAGTAGGTGAGAGTAATAGTTTGACCAATTTCAATTTTATTTAGCATGGTCAAAAAGGCGGAAAATTTTTGAGGGGGGTATCGTAAACGAAGCCCACCCCGAAAGGGGGTGCCAGGTCGACGCCAGTCTGTCGCCTATTCCCTAGGGAAAACAATCCTTTTTGCCAGTCGTTACATAAGTTTTCCTTATGTTAACCATAAGTCGACCAATGCTGCACAAACACTGTTATATTCACT